TGACCGACGGCGATGCGGGCAAGTCGAGCGCGAACACGGTGTCGCACAAGGCGTTTCCCGGCGGCGTGCTTTCGATGATCGGCGCCAACAGCGGGCGCGGCTTCCGCATGATCTCGAGGCGCGTCGTGATCTTCGACGAGGTCGACGCCTACCCGCCGAGCGCCGGCAACGAAGGCGATCCGGTCAAGCTCGGCGAGAAGCGGTCGGAGTATTACTGGAACCGCAAGCTGATCGCCGGGTCGACGCCGCTCGAGGCCGGGGCAAGCCGCATCGAGGAGCTGTTCGCCGCCGGTGATCGCCGCCGCTACTACGTGCCGTGTCCGCACTGCGGCCACATGGACTTCTTGCGCTTCAGCGTGCAGGACGACGGAGGCGGCGGGCAGGGCGGGCACCTGATGAAATGGCCGAAGGGGAAGCCCGAAGAGGCCTACTTCCAGTGCAACGCATGCGGCAGCTCGATCGAGGAGTCGCACAAGTACGAGATGATCGAGCGCGGCGAGTGGAAGGCGGAGGGCGAATTCGCCGGGCACGCGAGCTTTCACATCTGGGCCGCGTACTCGCTCTCGCCCAACGCGACGTGGGGCAAGATCGCGCAGGAGTTCGTCGAGGCGAAGAACGATCCCGAGAAGTTGCGCACGGTGGTGAACACCGTCTTCGGCCAAACATGGAAGCCGCGCGGCGATGCGCCCGACTGGCAGCGGCTGCACGAGCGGCGCGAGAGCTACACGATCGGCACGGTGCCGGCGGGCGCGATCGTCGTGACCGGCGGCGTCGACGTGCAGAAGGATCGCCTCGTGTACGAGCTCGTCGGGTGGGCGCCGAGCAAGGAGTCGTGGTCCGTCGAGGCCGGCGAGCTGCACGGCGACACCGCGCTCGAGGCATCCGAGCCCGGCTCGCCATGGGCCGCGCTCGACGTGCTGCTCGCGCGCACGTTCACCGCTGCCGATGGGGTCGAGCTGCCGATCGCGATGCTCGGCGTCGACTCCGGGTACAACACGCAGGCCGTGTATAACTGGTGTCGCGGCAAGCCGATGTCGCGCGTGATCGCGACCAAGGGCGTCGCCGGCTCACGTGCGCTGGTCGGGGCGCCGTCGCCGGTCGACGTGACCGTGCGCGGCAAGCGGATGCAGCGCGGCTACAAGGTCTGGCCGGTCGGCGTCGACATCGCGAAGTCGGAGCTCTACGGCTGGCTCGGGCTCGCGCGCGGCGCCGGCGATCCGCCGGCGGGCTACTGCCACTTCCCCGAGTACGACGAGGCCTTTTTCCAGCAGATCACGGCCGAGCATCTGGTTACCGTCGTGAACCGGCGCACGCGCCGCTCGACGAGGGCCTGGCACGTGCTGCCGAACCGCGAGAACCACTACCTCGATGCCCGCATCCTCGCCCGCGTCGCGGCTGCGGTGCTCGGGATCGATCGCATGACGCCCGCTGCTCGAGCTCGTGCGTCAGGCGCGCCGACGCCACAGGCGACCGTCGTCGAGCGCGATACGAAGCCCGAGAATGCGCCGCCACGCGCGCGAGGCGGATGGCTCGGCCGCGGACCGCGAGCACCGGGCCGACCGCGCGGCGGCTGGCTCGGTCGCCGGCGTTGACAGCAGCAGCGCAGGGTGATCCTGACGACTGCATGTATCCGCCTTCCCAGCCGGTTCAACGCGTGCTCCCCGTCAACCGCGGGCACGGATACGCGCTCGCGGTGCAGACCGGCACGATGGCGGCAGCGCTCGGTGCGGATTCGATCGTCTTCGCGCTGCGAGCCGACACGACCGCAGCATCGGTCACCGGGGTCTACGTCGACCGGATGCGGCTGGCGTTCCAGACGATCGTCGCGTTCACCACGCCGATCACGGCTGGTCGCAGGCTCGGCATCTTCCGCGCGAGCAATGCGGGTGCCGAGGTGACCGGCGGCACCGATGTGAAGGCGTCGATCCGCAAAAAGGACACGAACGCGCCCGCATCGAGCGTTGCGCTCGCTCTTATCGCCACGACCGCAGCGCTGACCGCTGGCGGGCTCTCGCGCGAAGCAGCGCCGCTCGCGCATCTGGATCTGGTGAGCGTCGGCGCGGCCGGCGGTCGCCTCGAGCACATCTACGAGCTCGCCAACACAAACCCGCAAGAATGGTGCATCAACCCGGGCGAGTACCTGGTGATCTCGAATCCCGCTGCGATGGATGCTGCCGGGACGTGGCAGCTCACGGTTAACGAGCTCTCCTGGTACGAGCAGGCGCGCATCGTGTCCGGCCTGTAGCCTTGACCGGTCGTAGACGCCGTGATCCGTGCCGAGCGCATGGAGTGGACGGACGATGAGATCGCAACGCTTCGGAAAGCCGTCGCCAGCGGCGTGCTGACCGTCGTGTACGACGGACCGCCGCGACGGATGATCACCTATCAGTCGCTCGCCGAGATGCGCGATCTGCTCGCGTCGATGACCAGCTCGAGCTCGACCGGGACGCCGTATCGGCTCGCCGCGACGCGGAAGGGTCTGTAGCGTGCCCTCGAACGCGCTCGTGCCGACAACGCGGCTCAGCATCCTCGATCGCGTCATCCTCGCGCTGTTTCCGAAGTGGGGGCTCTCGCGTGTGCGCGCGCGCGTGATCGCGCGCCACTTCGAGGCCGCATCGGTCGGACGGCGCACGGTCGGCTGGTCGCGCGGATCGAGCGACGCGAACGCAGCGGCCTCTGGCGCGCTGGTCTACCTGCGCGCTCAGGCACGCGATCTCGTGCGAAACAACCCGTGGGCTCGGCGCGGTCTGCAGCGGCTGGTCACCAACGCCGTCGGGTGGGGCATCAAGCCCAAGGCGATGGGGCGCGGCGCGGCGCGCGTGATGGAGCTCTTCGCGCGGTGGGGCGAGACCACCGACTGCGATGCCGCCGGGCGGCTCACGTTCTATGGCTTGCAGCGGCTCGTGATGCGCACCGTGGTCGAATCGGGCGAGGTGTTGATCCGCCGCCGCGTGCGCCGACCCGAGGACGGGCTCGCGATCCCGATGCAGCTGCAGATCCTCGAGCCCGATCACATCGACACATCGCGGGATGGACAGCCGGGTGAGGCGGGCGGAACGATCATCCAGGGCATCGAGTACGACGCGATCGGGCGCCGCGTCGCCTACTGGCTATTCGATCAGCATCCCGGCAGCGTCGGTCAGTTCAACGCCCCGATCTCGCGCCGCATCCCGGCCGACGGCATCCTGCACGTCTACAACCAGGAGCGCGCCGGGCAGTCGCGCGGCGTGCCGTGGTTCGCGTCGGTCGACGTGCGGCTGCACGACTTCGATGAATTCGAGGACGCGACGCTGATGAAGCAGAAGATCGCGGCGTGCCTCGCGGTGATGGTGACCGACATCGACGGAAGCGGCACCGCGATCGGCGAGGCAAGCACGGATCAGTCCGGACAGAACATCGACTCGCTCGAGCCGGGCATGATCATGAACCTGCCCGCCGGAAAGACCGTCACGGTGGCGAACCCGCCGTCCTCGACCGATCACCAGGCGTACAGCACCACCGCGCTGCGCGGCGTCGCCGCCGGGCTCGGGGTCACGTACGAGGACCTCACCGGCGACATGACGCAGGTCAACTTCTCGAGCGCGCGCATGGGACGCATCGCGCACATGGCCGACGTCGACGATTGGCGCTGGAACATGCTCATCCCGCAATTCTGCGCGCCCGTGTGGATGTGGATGCTGTCGCTGCTGCAGCTCGCCGGCGAGAAGGTCGAGAGCGCGCCGGCGACGTGGACGCCGCCCGCGATGCCGATGATCGACCCGTCGGCCGAGGGACTCGCGCTCTCGCGCATGGTTCGCACCGGCGCGATGACACACGACGATATGGTGCGCGCTCAGGGCTACGACCCCGACGACTTCTTCGCGGAGTACGCGAAGGGACTCCAGCGGCTCGATACGCTCGGCATCGTGCTCGACAGCGACGCGAGGCGAACGAGCGGCGCCGGTCAGCTTCAGCAGACGAACGCATCCGCCGCCGGCGCTGGCGCAGCGACGAACGGCGCAGCCAGCGCCGACGGCGTGGACATGACCGGAACCAACGGCCTGGCGCACTGACGCAGGCGCCTTGACAGCACAGGATCACCGTGATCCGTGACCGGACATGGCGCAACGCAGTGTCACTCGGGACATGCCGAAGCTGTCGCTGCGCGCGAGCTTCGAACCGTCCACGGTGAACGTCGAGAAGCGCACGGTGCAGCTGACGTGGACGACCGGCGCGCCTGTGCTGCGCGGCTTCTGGGATCGCTACTACGAGGAGCTCTCGCTCGATCCCAAGCACGTGCGCATGGAGCGGCTGCAGAGCGGCAAGGCGCCGCTTCTCGACACGCACAACGGTGACGGCATCAGCTCCGTGATCGGTGTGGTCGAGAGCGCCGAGCTACAGAAGAAGCGCGGTGTCGCTACGGTTCGCTTCGACACCGGCGCCGAGGGCGAGGAAGCGTTCCGCAAGGTGCGCGAAGGCATCCTCGGAAACGTCTCCGTCGGCTACTCCACCTACAAGATGGAGAAGGTCTCGGCGGGTGACGCCACGATCCCGACGTTCCGCGCGGTCGACTGGGAGCCCGCGGAGCTTTCGATGGTTCCGGTCGGCGCCGATCCCGGCGCTGTTGTTCGTTCTCGGGGCGAGACGACCCCTTGTGAATTCGTCGAGGAGATCACGCTCATGGCCGACGACAACAAGGCATCTTCCACCCCGGCCACGCCGGACATCCCGGCCGCGGTCGCTGTGACGCAGGCTGCCACCCTCCAGCGCGCAGAGGATGCCAAACGCCTCGCTGCCCAGCTTCACGCCGCGCGTGAGGAGGCTGCGGCACAGGAGCGCCTCCGCTCGGGCGAGCTATATGCGATGGGCGAGCAGTCCGGGCTCGGCGAGGAGTGGGCGCGGAAGCAGATCGCGATCGGCACGTCGGTCGAAGACGCGCGGCGTGCCGCGTGGACCGAGATCGTCAAGCGCGACAAGCCGGAGCTCGGGATCGGCGGGATCAACATCACCGCCGGCGACGACGCCCGCGACAAGTTCGTTCGCGGCGGCCTCGCGTGGATGCTCGAGCGCTGCGGCCACACGCAGACGGTCGCGGGCGCGAAGAAGGTCGAGCGCCTCGGTCATCTCTTCAAGGACGTCTCGAACGATCCGGGCGAGTTCCGCGGGATGCGCATGACCGACCTCGCGCGCTACGCGCTCGAGCTGCGCGGCGGTCGCGTCCCCAAGGGCCTGCACGGCGAGCAGCTGATCCGACGCGCGCTCGAGACGCGCGGCGATCAGGGATTCAATACGACGAGCGACTTCGCGATCCTGCTCGAGACCGCGATGAACAAGATCTTCGTCGCGCAGTACGCGCTCGCGCCGGTGACCTGGCCGATGTGGGCCGGTCGCAAGTCGGTCGCCGACTTCCGCACGTCGACGTTCTACCGGCCCGGCACGTTCGGCGTGCTCGACACCGTGACCGAGGCGGGCGAGATCAAGCACAAGAACATCCCGGACGGCGAGAAGCGCACGGTCACGCCGGGCACGAAGGCGAACATCATCGGGATCACGCGTCGCGCGCTCGCGAACGACGACCTCGGTGCGTTCACCAACCTCGCTTCCGGGCTGGGTCTCGCGGCTGCGTTCACCATCGAGGCCGACGCATTCGCGATGATCTCGCCGAACAGCGGGCTCGGCCTTAACTACGACGCGAACCCGCTGTTTCACTCGAGCCGCAGCAACATCGGACCCACCGGCGCGATGAGCCCGGCGACGCTCGATGGCGCGCGCGCCGTGATGGCGAAGCAGAAGGATCCGTCGGCGAACCAGTTCCTCGCGCTGCGCCCAGCCGTGTGGCTCGGTCCGGTCGAGCTCGGCGGCGTCGCGAAGCAGTTCAACGCGAGCACGACCGATCCGACCGACAACAAGGCGCAGGGGGTCAGCAACAAGGTGCTGAACCTGTTCCGCGACATCGTTGATTCGCCGTACCTGTCGGCGACGTCAGCGACGCGGCACTACCTGCTCGCAGACCCGGCGCTCTACCCGGTCTTCGCGGTCGCCTTCATCGACGGCCAGGAGGCGCCGCGCATCGAGTCGGAGCAGTCGTTCAACTTCGACGGCCTGCAGCTGAAGGTGATCGTCGATTACGGCACCGCGGTGATCGACTTCCGCGGGGCGGTGACCTGCGCCGGCGTGTAACCCCAGCTGACAGCAGCGAGCTCGCCGAGCTCGTGGCCCCTGAGCGATGGACTCGCCAGGGGCCTTCGGAGTCAGAGGCACCATGAGCACCAAATTTATCGAGCCAGGCCGCGTCCTCACGTTCACCGCGCCGAGCGGCGGCGTCGTCGCAGGCACGCCCGTCCTGATCGGCAGCATGGTGGTCATCCCGCGCACCACCGTCGCGCAGACCCTTCCCTTCGATGGCGACGTCGAGGGCGTGCTGACCGTCCCCAAGGCGACCGGCGCGACGTGGTCGGAGGGGCAGATCCTCTACTACGACAGCTCGGCCGTGAACTTCGCGACGGCGCAGTCAGCGACCGCGCGGCGCGCTGCGATCGCGGTAGTCGCGGCAGCGAGCGGCGACACGGTCGGCACCGCGAAGCTGATGAACATCGGGGCCGCCGTCAACGTCGCGTAGTCCGGGACGCCATGAGCCGCCTGCTGTTCTCGGCGATGGAGACGGCGGCGACGGTACCCGAGATACCTCCGCCGCTGGCCGATCCGCCGCCGCGCCCCGCGGTCGTGACGTCGCCCTTCAGCGCGCTCGTGGCGGCCGTGGATCGCTCCGTGTTCACGCTTCTCGGCAGCACCACGATCACGTGGCAGCCGGGGAACGACGGGCCACCGCTCGAGATCACGGGCATCTTCGATTCGGTCTACATCTTGGCGCGGGGCGACGCGGAGGCGGGCGTCGAAACCCTCGGGCCGGCGGCGTTCGTCCGGCTCGATGATCTACCAGACGCGCCAGAGGACGACGATCCTACGCTGACGATAGCTGGCGTCGACTACCGTGTCGTCGAGCGCCGGCCCGACGGCATGGGCGGCGTGGTGCTTGCGCTGCGCATGATCGTCTGAAGCTTGACGCACCGGCTGGCCCGTGATCCGTGCCGAGGTGGTCGATGGCCAGCCAGCGCAAGCTAATCCGTCACGCGGTCGTCGCGCTGCTTGCAGGCGCTGGCACCGCTGCAGGAGCGCGCGTGTACGCGAGCCGGATCGAGCCCTTCAAGAGCATCCAGCTCCCGGCGTTCGCGGTCTACACGCTGACGGACGAGGTCGACGAGGACGCCGAGAGCGGACTCGTCGAGACGAGGGTGATCGAGATGGACGTCGACGGGTGGGTCGCGCACAAGGATTCAGCGCCTGCGGATGACGCGATGGATGACCTCGCCGAGCAGGCAGAGAACGCCATCATCGCAACGATCTCGACCGGATCGATGCTGGGCGGGCTCGTCACCGATATCGCGCTCGTCAGCACTCGGATGCAGCTCGTCGCCGAGAACGGTCTCAGCGATCCGACGTGCGGCCAGGTGACGCTGAAGTACGCGGTCACGTACCTCCGCGATCTCACGGCGACCGCGGATGACCTCGACGACTTCCGCACCGTCGACGCGAAGTACGACCTCGTCGGCGGCGTGGTCGACACCGCGATTCCCGAGGACACGTTCACCGTGCAGGAGCCCTGACCATGAAAGTGAAGATCGTCAACCCCGAGCACGCGCGCGGCCTGCGCGACCCGGTCACGAAGCGCTCACCGTTCATCGACGAGAAGGGCGAGGTCGTCGAGACCGCAGACGTTCCCGAGAACAACTTCTGGGTGCGCCGCGTGATGGCCGGCGAGGTCACGCGCGTCGACGAGACCCCGACCGGACGCGAGCCGGTCACGCCGCTCGCCACGCGCGGAGGGAAATGATCATGCCGAAGAACGAGTCCTCGTGGCCTCTGCGCCTCATCAGCGCCCCGGCGCTTCTCGTACTGCTGCTCGGCGTGCTCGTCGTTGCCGCATTCGTGGAAGGAGCATCGGCGTGGCCCGCGCTGATGGTGGGCATGGCGATCCAGTTCAACCAGATCTCGACGATCCGCCTCCCCTTCGTGGCGGTCGAATTCGATGCGACCCGCGCTGCGCAAGGCCCGTCGCTGCTTGCCTACAAGGCAGTGATCATCGGGCAGAAGGTCGCCGCCGGCACGGGCACAGCCGACACGCTCGTGAAGATCACGAACATCGACCAGGCGATCACGCTCGGCGGACGCGGCTCGATGCTGCATCGCCAGGCGCTCGCGTGGTTCGCCTCGAACAAGAGCACCGAGGTATGGCTCGGAATCCTGGCCGACAACGGCGCCGGCGTCGCGGCGACCGGGACGATCGTCGTCTCCGGACCGGCCACCGCGACCGGCACGATCGCCCTGTATCTCGGCGGCGAGCGCATCACCGTCGGCGTCAACAGCGGCGATGCTTCGACCGCGATCGCGACGGCGATCGGCGCCGCGGTCAACGCCAACCTCGACATCCCGGTGACCGCGGGCGTCGCTAGCTCGACGGTCACGCTGACGTTCCGGCACAAGGGGCTCGTCGGAAACTCGTACGATGTGCGCCACTCGTTCAACTTCGGCGAGTCGCTGCCAACGGGCGTCGGCCTGACGATCACCGCGGTCGGCAGCGTCGTCGCGGGCACCCTCAACCCGGTCATGACGACCCTGATCGCGGCGATGGCTGATATGTGGTTCCAGATCTGGACCCACCCGTACACCGACGCGACGAGCCTCACCGCCATCGAGACCGAGCTAAACACCCGGTGGGGACCGATGCGCCAGCAAGGCGGGCTCGCCATCACCTCGGCGTCGGGCACGTTCTCGTCGCTGACGTCGCTGGGCGGTGGACGCAACAGCGCGTTCTCCGAGATCTGGGCGCAGCCGAGCGCGAACCCGCTGACCCC